GCCCACATGGACTGCATTTGCAGAATCAGCTTTAGGATGTACTTCTGCTGTAAGCTATCGTCACGGCGCTTGCCCGCCATAATCTGCTTCAGGCTCACCCATTCGATGCCCAGCACCAGTGCAATCCATTCCACAACAGGGGAGATTCTGGCTTCGATGCAAGCGTCAAAGAAGAAGTCAAGTCGTCGCTGCACTTCAATCGGGTTGTTCATGTCCACGCTCGGAAGGTCGCCAAAATACTTGGCTGCAATCATGCCGATAACCTTCTTGTCCTCTTCATCACCGATTCTCGACTGCAAATCGCCTGTGTTCAGCATCTTAGACCTCGTGATTGCTAACTCCTGTTGTTCTTTCACCTTTTTACTCACCTGTGAGCGGATAGATTTCCGTTTATTAAGCATCTGTTGCTTCTTCTTCTCGCGCTCTTTCTCGCGCTTCGCAGCGGCTTCTTCTTTCGCCTTTTGCGCCCGCTTCTCACGCTTTTTCTTTTCAGCTTCGGTCAGCGGCGGTCTGCCACGACCACGCTTCGGGGGTGTTGCCATGTGTCAGGCCTCCTTTGGCGGTTCAGGAAGCGGCATCCAGCAAATAATGTCCCTTTCTTCATTTGATTTCCAGTTTCCATTCTTAAAAACACCAACGCCAAAAAGATAATACCAACGGCTCGTGTCCTTATCGAGCCAGTGATAATAAATAAGATACATCCCATCAACATTCGGGTCATTATCGTTTGCGTTTATCCAACAATCTCCATGAAAAACATCTCTTGGAAAGCACTTGCTTATATTTGAGTTTTCTTTTGTAAGCACGACACTCTTTACACCATCAAATACTTTCTTTGGTAAATAGATTTCAACCGTTTCTGCATCAATCATGCAAAATTTGCAATTCATATCATTACTCCTTTAATCCCATATAGATTTCCATACAGGATAGCTTAGATGCAATCCACGCAATCGAGCAGCAATCATTTATTGGTCGCCACCAAGCGCACTTTTCTTTCTCGCAGACGCACCGACCAAGCGGATTGCTGGTCATCTTCATCGGGCAGTAAAGTTCTTTGTCCATTGGTTATTCCCCGTTCATCTCATAACATTTGCTGTAGTTCTCGTTGAACCCCAAACACCAAGCTAACTCAGAAGCCATTTCCTGATAAATGCCTTTGATATTAAGCTCAGTTTCGGATTTCGCACAGCCACTATAAAGACCATACAGAAAAGCCAGTTTTTCACGCCCTATCATGTTGATATCCTGAATCATCATTTCCACCCCATAACAACAGCCGTACAAACGGCTAGACACACGTTGACGAACAACCAGACGAGCATTGCCTGCCGCTTTTCAAACAGGTTGTCTGCCATGTTTTTGATTGTCCGTTCGGACTGAACTACCACCGCCAGCAGGACTAGGCAGACCAGCCAGCGAGTTGCAAATTCAAACATCATCGTTACCACCTGTTCATAATTTCAAATTCTCTCATGTGAAGTTTCTCGCCGCAAAACGGACAAATCCTTTCCTCTTGGAATTCTTTCTTTTTCATATATGCTTCATGCTTCACGGATGTCATACATCTATCGCAAGAATAGGTCAAAATGAAGTGAACCGGCTTTTCTTCTTGCTTTTCTTTTGGATAAATCTTTTCTTCAAATACATCGTACAGCTTTTGGAAACCAGCTTTTGCGCTCTTTACCCACATATCGTGCCCGGCTTCTGCTTCCTCTTTACTGTCATATCCTCGAACAACAATCCACTCCCCACCCCTAAATTGTTCGTGTTGAATCGCCGTTTCGTAATTCCAATCCCTATCGTCAACAGCGCAAGTGTCAATGTGATAGCCATTGACGGTATCTTCCTTCAGTTCTCGTTCATAGCGAGGGCGTTGATTCATAAATCCAAAAAGCTCACTTGCAAAATCAAACATTGTTATCCTCCATCAAATCGTCCACGCTCAACTGACCGGGAAGAACGCCATCTTCCATCCACCAGTGGAACATTTCTTCGCCAGTTTCAATTCCGTTCCAAACAGATGTGTTTTGAAGCCCTTTGTTTTTTCGTACTTTGAGCATCCTGTCAAACGCTTGGACGTACATTTTTTCATAAGCAGTCCAACGAGCAAACTGCCGCTGTCTGCCCCCCCCTACCGGCCATAGGACAGCCGATGCAGCCAACACGCTTCTGCCCTTCGCAATATAGCGGATTGACAGGCAAGTGTTCGCTGTGCATGTAGTCCCACACATCATCGTCAGACCAGTCCACGATCGGATTGACGGTCATCTTGCCCTTGAGGTTGCAGGTCTCGAACAGCTGCCGCTTTTCATCGTTGTCCACCATGAGGATAATTCTTTTCGCAGGGTCTTTGTGCATCAGTTCCATCACGCCACGACTGTTTTTGCGCCGTGCAGATTCTGCCCACCGAACGCCTGTGGCAATAAACCGATTCTTTCCCGTGTTTTCCTTCAGAACATCGCAGCAATATCTTACAAGTCTTGTCGGCGGCATCAGCTTTTGAGGAATCAGCGTCCACATTGACACAGGCTTGTCTTTGTATCGTGGCATAACGATGGAGCATTTGATTCCACGCTCTTCCATCGCCTTGAACTGCTCACGGATGAAATAGACCGTCTCCGGCGCATCTGCTGTGGTGTGGCTGTTGACCACTTCAAAGTTGATTCCTGCACGTTCAGCCAGAGCCACGAGCACTTGTGAATCCTTGCCGCCAGAGTATGCGACCATCAGCGGTTTCTTGTACCGATGCTCGGATAGCCTTGCAGCGTCCTGCAACCGTGCGATAGCAAGCTGTTCCTTATCCATCAGCTCCACCTTTCTCTCAGCTCTTTTTCGACCTGTTCTGACTTTGCTGTGATGTAATCTGCGAACTCGTCAGGGGTCATGTTCTCTTCTTTGAACTTGCCGACCATCTCCCAGTACCTGTCACCAATGCGGATAAGCTTCTGCACTTGTTCATCGGTCAAGTCTGCATCGCACCGAAGGTTCTGAATCAGTGCGCCCCATGTGGCGGTGACGCCATCCAAAGCCATGCGAAAGCCGTACAACTGGTTCTGCCGTGCGATTTTGCGGAGGTTGGCTGACATCGCCTGTTTGCTAGACAAGGGGCGGTTTCTGCGCTTATTCATCTGACTGCTCCTTGTCTTGAAGGCGATGGAGCCAACGGTAGTATTTTTCGCTTGCAATAATTCCAATTCGCTCATACGCTTTTTTGTCATCCGAAGCACCAAGCGCAACTATGCACACCATAACGTCTGCGTATTCCTCTTCAAATGCCTTTCGGCATTCCTCAACACTCTTCGGTGTCGGGTTCGTGCCGTCCAGCGCACGGCGTAGCTTCAACGCAGCCTGTGCCAACTCGGATGCTTCTTCTGCCAACTGCGCCAAGATTTCCGTCTTTGGCAGGATGTCTGAAACTTTCTTACTCACTTCTGTTCTCCTTTCAGCCAGTCGTTCAACTTTGCCATGCAAGAGGGGCAAAGAAGAACGCTCCACCCTTCTTCCCCGTCGATTATTGGCCGAACCTCAAGTTTGTTCTTCATTTTGTTATATTCCTCAAGTGTAAACGTTTCGCCACACCTATTACATATCAATGCCATGTTCTTTCTCCAATCTCTTTAGCAGTCCATCCACGTTATACCTCCAATGGACACGCAGCTTTTTTGCTTTGACCTCTATCCCCTCTTGTTCTGCCCACTGCCAAGGGATGCTCTTGCGGCTCTCGTTGTAACGGAACGCCAGAACCTTGCTGGCAGGGATTGCAAAGGTGCGGTTGACCGCCCTGTAATTGACTATCACATGGGCGGTCTGACCGCCGTACCCCATCGCATCCACCATGTCAGTGATGTGTTTTTCCTTGCGGTATTTGCACTTTGCCTTGTCGTACTTACCGAACACCTTTTCCAGAGGGATAGAGGGTGTTTCGATGGTTTTCAGCTCAAACAGGTGGTTCATCGGGTATCGGTACACAAGGAAGTCGCAGATGTTGTCGATGGAAAACGACAGGTTCTCGTTGCCGCCATAGTAGGTGGCAGCACTGTCTTTCAGACGGTAGCACCACGCATCGGATGGGACGGACGCTTTGAAGTCTGCTTCAAACTGCTTGCCGGTGTTCATAAATCAACCCGTCCATCGTTTTCTTCTCCATGTGTATGGATAAACATAAAGCATTCCTCTCTTAATCATTCTTTCTGTCATCTGTTTTGCCAGCTCAATGGATGATGCTCTGGGCGCGAAAATCTGTTCCGGGTATTTGATTTCCACCATCAATCCGTTTCGGATAATAGATTTTTCGCACGGATACTTGTAACCGTCTTTCAGGATATAGCCGACCATCTTCTTACCGCTATGCGGTTTGAACCCATACCAAATGCAAGAAAGCGGGCTACTTTCAAACGGAACCAAAATCTGTTTATTTGAATCAAATCTGCAATGGCTGTTCAAAACAGAAGCGATGTGCTTCATCGTTTTCTTCGATGGATTTCTCATCCTCGTTCACCTCTAAATTCACTTCCGAGAAACCGCTTCTTGCCTTTTTCCCGGTGCTTGTCCTCATAATCACGGTGGTACACGCTCTGGCTGTGGTTCAGCTCATACACGAACGCTTTGCGCTCCTCGAAGTCTTTCTTCTCTGCCTTGTACTTCTCGCAGGTGTCGTGGCAGGCTTGGTGGCGTGATGTGCAGTTGAGACAACAGGTAATCATTCTTCGCCAAATCTCCTTTTTGTTACAGCCATCGGGAACTCTTCGATTTCACTTGCCCAGCGTGCGGTTCCCTCGCCGTATGCTCTTTGCCAAACTAGAGGGAAACCGCCCAGGCCATCAAACAGGCTACCTAGTGTAGGCTTTTCTTTCAGGTAAGGGCGCATCTTCTGTACCAACCAGAACCACTGCGGCAGGGCTATGGAGTTGCCAAGAGCCTTGTACCGTGGGCTGTCAGCGTATTTGTGCTTTTTTCCCTTACTGTCTATCCAATCACCAATATCGGTGTATCCGTCCGGGTAGCCTTGTAGCCGTTCGCATTCAACAGGGGTCAATCGGCGAACAATCCAACGAATGGTTTTCTCCAATACGGCAGAATCATGTCTTTCTGCGGATAACGTTCCAGCTTTTTCTATTTCATATCCGATTCCCATTGCTTTTGCTCCAATTTTGTAAGAAAAGCCAGCACAGAACGGTTTCGTCTGAACGCCATCTGCTTTCGATGAATCATGTTTTTCTGCAATCAGGCATTCGCTGCCATTGCCGATGTTCCCGGCTTTTGCTTTCAAGGTTGAGCATTTGTCACTTTCCTTGTAGTGGCTGAAAGACTGTTCGTTGAAGGTCTTGCGTTCGATTGCGATAGCCGTGTAGTCTGTGATTCTGTTTTCGTGGTCTCCTGTAATTGTTGGCACAATTTTTCCGTCACCGTTGCCACGAGCATCAAAAACTATCGGCTGGTGTCCGTGTTCTTGCGCCCTCAAAGTGCCCGTCACATTGTAGCTCACATCCATCACGCTTCCGCCCTGGTCGTTCAGCACAGGAATCGGTTGAAACAACGTCTGGTCTTGCAGTGTAGAAAGCGTTGCGCTCAATTCAGTTTGAGCGCCTTTGCCTCCACCAGCGCACCCACTACGGATTTTCAGGGTGTAAGATTTGCCCCCACCTATCACATCCAGAAGGGCTTGCCTGAGAACTTCCGGGAGTGGCTTCCCACGCCTTGACGCTCTCGTCAGAATTCCCTGACACGCCCGTGCGCTCAAATAGTATTTCTGCGGCGCGTTGACCTCCAAAATCTGCGACAAGAGCGATACGCTTTCTTCTTTGGGGGACTCCCCAATATTGAGCATCAAGCTGTCGCCAAGCCAGAGACCATCCGTTTCCGGCGATTGCTCCAGCTTTGCTCCATTTGCCCCCCCTACCCGAAGGTCGAGGAATTGAAGCGTCTGGTTGTTCCACGCGGGCAAGTTCTTCCAGCACGGCTCTGAAGTCTTCTCCTCCGTTGGAACTGAACGCTCCTGGCACGTTTTCCCAAACAGCGAAAGTTGGATACATTCCATTGGTGGCTATCCTCATTTCCTTAATGATTCTTGCGGCATCCAAAAACAGCACGGAACGGTTGTCATCAAATCCAAGCCTTTTTCCCGCCATAGACAAGCCCTGACAAGGACTGCCGAATGTGATGCAATCCACAGGTTCTATCTTGTCGCCGTGAATCTTTGTGATGTCGCCCAAGTGCTTCATTTTTCCAAACGCCCGTCCAGCCAGATAGCACAGCTCTTATATAAGGTAGGCGGTCATGACTTTGCAGAAGCAAAAGCCTTGCTCATATCAGCGATAATGTCATATCGGTCTTGATACTTGCTATACACGGTCGTTCCAGTGCCAAGCCCAATCTGCGTCTGGTTGATAGATGCAGGAACTATGTAGATGCTTTCTTTTTCTTCGCTCTTTGCGATCAAAAAGTAAACATCACAAGTCGGAAAGCGTTTTTCAAGGTTAAACGAATAGCAAAAACTCTTATTTGCTTTGCTCGGCCTTGCCGTTTTCACATCAACCTTAACGCTTCCATTAACATAAAGGTCATAGGCGTATCTAGTTGACATTCGCTCAACCGAAAATCCATGTTCTTCCAGCAGTTTTGTAGCAAGGTCTTCGCCATACTTTCCGAATTGCGTTTTGCTTTCTTTCATTTCGACATTGAGGATTTCAGCTATTTTGTAATAGCCACCCGGAAAACGGCGAATTGCATTTGTCAACTTGTCGTTTCCGTAATGCTCTCTCAATTCACTTCTTGATGGCATTCTGGTTAAACCAGTGGCAGACATACAGGCTTTCACATACAGCAAAATTTTATCTTGCGTCCAATGCGTTTTTTCTTCCTGATTCATGCGCATCTCCAATCAGAATGGCAACGAACCATCATCGTCAATCACGGAGAAGTCATCGTTCCCGCCCTGCGAGTAGCCGGAGCCAGACCCGCCAGCCAGCGTTTTCTTCGGTCTGACCTCATAGTCGCCGGAACGAATCTTGTCCACGCTGGTAAAGCGGTCAACGACCAGCTTCGTCTTGATATTTCCATCGTTGCCCATGTACTCTTCCTCACGGAGAACAACGCCGACCAGCTTGCCACGCAGGGTCTTTTCATCGTTGTTGAACTTATAGCCGGGGTTGGACTGCTCCACAGCGGTGATAAAGCCCTTGAAGAACGGCAGCGCCTTTTCTTTGTAGCTCTTGATGGTCTTGCCGCCCCATGCCCATTCACCCGGATTCAGCTTGCCACGCTCGATAAGGGAAGCGGTCTGCTCACGCCAATAGCCCTTGAACTCGCCCTCTGCGACTTCCCACTCGATGTTCAGGCGCTCCTTTG